GACCGCAAGCCCATGTTTTCGATCGTCAACGCACTGCGAGGCTGACACCATGCCAAAGAGACGAATACCGGAAGAGCCGCGGCCGCCGAAGACGAGCGACGAGCTCAGGGCCGAGCGGATCGAGCTCGAGCGGGAGATACAAAAAGTAAAAAAGCTCCTGGCCGAGGACATGCTCTTCCCGACGTACCGCGACAAACTAGAGCGCAAAATCAACCGCCTCGGCGGGGAGATCCTGATGATTGACCGGGAGCTGGACGAGCGCTCCGGGCAGACGACGCTGTTTTAGGAGGTGCGGTAATGGCACGAGGTTTCAACAAAGTAATCCTCATGGGCAATCTCACTCGTGATCCGGAGATGCGGTACACGGCGGACCGGCGGGCCTGCGCAAAATTTGCCGTGGCGGTCAACAACACCTGGAAGGACAAGAGCGGTGAAAAGCAGGAGAGCGTCGATTTTATCAACATCGTGGTCTTCGGCCCCATGGCGGAATCCTGCGAGAAATATTTGGGCAAGGGCCGCCCCGTCCTGGTGGAAGGGCGGCTGCACAACAGCAGCTACGAGGCGAAGGACGGCAGCGGGAAGCGGTACTCCACGGACGTGATTGCCTCGGGAGTGACGTTCCTCGGGAGCAAATCTGAGAATAGTGACCGCTCCGGATCCTCTGGGCCGGACGCACAATATGAGGATTTTCCCATGGACATGAGCTCAGTCCGCGATGATTCTGACTCGGATATTCCGTTCTGAGGTGAGGGTGTGATAGTCATCGGAATAGACCCCGGGCTGTCCGGGGCAGTCGCGGCGGTAGACAGCGAAACGCGGGAACTGTACCAGGTGTGCGATACCCCGGTACTCAAGGTGGGTAAGGGGCGTGAATACCACGTCTCGGAAATGGCCGATCTCCTCCGCTCCATCATCCTGGGGAGTTCCGCCAGGGTGATCATCGAGCGGGCGCAACCCATGCCAGGGCAGGGAGTGACCAGCACGTTTTCCACCGGCATGGGGTACGGGATCTGGATCGGCGTGGTCGGGGCTCTAGGGATACCGTACAGTTCGGTCCGCCCCTGCGACTGGACGCGGAAATTGCTGAAGGGGGTCCCTGGGGAAGGCAAGGTCCGGAGCATCCTCCTTGCATCACAGATTTTTCCCGGAATCGCGCTGACCCCTCCCGGGTGCAGGAAGCCCAGGGATGGCAGAGCGGACGCGGCGTGCATAGCCTATTACGGGGTGCAAACATGACCCTCGCCTACCTCCTCTATCTCCACTGGCTCCAGGACAAATCGTGCTCCTACGAGTCAGCAGCCCGCGCCGTCGGGTGCGAGGTGCGGTATGCGCAGGCGTTTTTTGAGCAGTATTTTCGGCGGCGCGATGGAAGGTGGTGTGCTAGGTGAGCGAACATTCACAACGCGCCCGTGCCATGAAAAAAGCGGACGCTATAACGTACCTGTCAAAGTGCTTGCAGGAAGAGCAGGAGAAGTCCAATGCCCTGTACTGCAAATACTATGCCCTGTACGACCTGTGCCAGGAAATCACGATGTTCGGATACGACAAGGAAGCTGAAGAACGGCTGATAGAGCTGGTGAGGAAAGAGGCGCTGGAGGAATGAGCCCGAAGACAGTTTGGGAATTTGAATGCCTTAATTGCGGCTATCGCCTGGCGGAAGTAATGGTGAACCAGGCAAGATTTGACTACGGATGCCCAAGGTGCGGGTGCAGTTTTGAGCAGTTTACCTACAGGAAGAGGAGGATGGGAAAAATGGAAGCTGAAATGTCGTACCTGCTCGAAGAAAAAACGCGGAGGTTGGAAAACGCGGATGCGCTCCGGGAAATCGAGGAAATAGCGGCGGATGGGAATCTGAAAGCCTTCAGGCAAATCTGCGATATCGCTAACGCCGCCCTCCGAACTGCCGAGGAATCCTCGGTAGTTGACAGAACGCCAGCAAAACAGCCGGAGGGAACAACCAAGCTCGACAAAGCCTTGCAGAATATCGATGTTGTGAAACGTGTCCTCGTCGAAAACTCCTGCCCGTCGGAGTTCGGGTTGAAGGATTGCGAGTTCAACCCGGAATCGGGATGTACGTTGTGCTGCGAAGAATGCTGGAATGGGGAGGTGACGGAATGAGTCGATGTCCGCTATGCGGTAGCAAGGATTGGTGTGGCGGTTACTATCAGGAGCTCCAAGATGCCTTGGTAGAGGCACTGGAGGGCGCAAAGTGGCTGATAGATTGCTACGTTGCGAAGCCCGAAGGGTATAAGGAATATCAGGACGTTGTAAAGGCCATCAAGAAAGCGAGGAGATAAGCATGGCCTGGATTTTCATATTCGCCCTCATTGTCGCAAATATGTGGCTGACATGGAGGGTTGATAGTCTTAAAAACAGCGTCGCTGAGATGTGGGAGGCTGTCCATTTTTACGCGATGACCGGCGGGACCGGCAGAGCCAAATTTTATGGGAGGTTACCACCTGATGCCTGAAAAACTCGAATTCCCATGGGAGGCAGAGCTCCCCGCACCGTGCCGCACCTGCACCCAGGCGAAATACATTTATTCCGTGGCACACGATGCGCACCGCGCGAAAAGAGAGATTGAGGACATCCGCGCCGCAATGCGCGACGCAATGCGGATCGGCGGGAGGATGACCAGTGAATGCGTGAGGAGGTGGATCGATCGATGAACCCCATGACCGTTTCCAGAGCCAGGGGCTTCCGGTGCCCCCGCATCAACGAAATTGCCCGGCAGATAGCCGAAGAGGACGGCACGCCTGGTCTGGCGCAAATGTTCCCGGTGGAGTCGGAGCCGTTGCCCGGCGTGATGCCTTGGTGGCGCAGGCCGAAGGAATTCCGGGAGAGGTGCCTGCTCTGGTGCCGGAATCACAATGCGCGGCTCATCGAGTGCGACCCGGTGAGCATGGATGTGACGTTCTCGCGGGATGAAAAAATCTGGACGCGGAAAATGGAGGTGGAGGAATGAACATCGTTTACGTCGCCCACCCATACCGGGGGGACGAGGCGGGGAACAGGGAACGCGTTTCCGAGATCCTGCGGGGGCTCAACAAGGATTTTCCGGAAGTCCTCTTTCTCTCGCCGATCCATGCGTTCGGCTGGCTCGGGGAGGACCATGACAGGGCGCTCGCTCTCTGCAGGCGGCTCCTCGCCATGGCGGACGAAATATGGCTGTTCGGCGACTGGCGGCACTCTGAGGGGTGCATGATGGAGCGTGACGAGGCTAAAAAACTCGGAATCGAAATCTGTGCACCCGTGAGGTTAATGTGATGGACGACATTTTGACGGTCCTCGAATCCCCCGACCTTCTCCCCACCCGGGCCCATGCCGGGGATGCCGGAGCGGACCTGAGGGCGGCCGAGGACGCGATCCTCTACCCGGGAGAGGTGCGGGTGATCCGGACCGGGATAAAACTCGTGATCCCCTACCAGTACGCCGGGCTGGTGCGTGGGCGGTCCGGCCTGACGCGGAAGGGAATTATCGTGCTGGAGGGTACGGTTGATTGCCAGTACAGGGGGGAAATCGGCGTGATGGTCACCAGCCTCGGCCAGGCGCTGATCCGCAGGGGCGAGCGCATAGCGCAGCTCGTAATAGTGCCGGTCGCCCTGCCCGGGTTCATGGTGGTGGATGCTCTACCCGGATCGGAGCGCGGGGAAGGCGGCTTCGGGAGTACGGGGATATGATCCTCGCCTTCGTGCTCGGAATCATCCTGGGAATGCTTCTCATGGCGTTCCTGATCGGCTCGTGGCTGGTGTTCAAGGCGGAAGGGTTCATACCGTGGAGGTGAACACTCCTCCCTTCCTCGGGGAAATAGAAAAAATGGAAGGAGTGAAGAAACTTGGGAAACGCGCTGAAAAACAAAGAACTTAAGCACCCTGTTCCCGCTTCAAAATGGCCGGACTATTTCACGGCTATGGACTTGGTCGAGTTGACGGATGGAATCATCGGAGCCCCGACGGCGTATCTTTTAGCTAAAACTATCGGCTTCAAAGTTGGGCGGGCTTACGTCATCGACAAGACAAAGTTCTTCGAGTGGTTTCTTGGGATGGATAATATATATGTCCAGGCGATGAAACGGGATGGTATCGGAAATGCAGTCTACTAGAAAAACCGAATTACGCAGACCAGTAATGTCCTGCAGATGGCCGAACGAGTTTTTGCCTCAAGACCTAGTGACATTGACTGGCGGGATTATCGGGCGACCTACGGCATACGCCATTGCCAAGGAAATAGGGGTGAAGCGTGGGAAGGGGATGGTAATTAAAAAAATTGAATTTTTCAAGTGGTTTTTGGGGGCAGGAAATATCTTCGTTCAGGACTTGATGCAAAACGCTGAAAGGGGTGAGGCCGCTGGCGCTTCTCGCGGATCCGATATTCCGGGCAGTAGAGCGTGAGTTTTACTCCCACTCGTACAACCTCCACCACCTGGAGACCCTGGAGGATCGGCGGAGCGACCTGGCGGTTCTCCGGTCACCCTCGGAATTCAGGGAGCGGGTTGATACTGGCGGGGCCTACTCAGACCCGATCTGGCAGTACATCGAGGCACAGGAGGAGCTTGAGGAGGAGATAGCCCGGTATCGGCTCAGGGTGCGCCCCATACTGCACATGCTGGACCACTTGGGCGAATCGAGGGCCGAACTGGTGCGGCTGTTTGACCTCAAGTACCGGAGACAGCTGCCGTGGGGCACAGTCGAAGAGGAGATGGCCGTATCGGAGCGAACCCGCAAGCGGCTCCGTCATTCCCTTGTGGTGTGCGGTGCGCGGTTTCTGGGGTATCTCACGGCGTGAGGTGTCCGATTGTTGGCCCGATTGTTGGCCCCACTTTCCCGAAAAACGTGGTACTGTCATTACCATGCAACAGTTGCACAGAGGACACCCGCCGGGCAAATCGCTACCTCAGCCGGTGTTCGTTCAAGGGCCGTCTCCCCAGGGGCGGCCCGCCTTATTTTGGGGAGGTGATTCTCATGCCGAGTAGACCGGGCGAGCGATACGCCGTCAGCCGCCGGAAGACTAGAGAGCAGCGCTATAACGCCTCCCGGCCTGCCCGGCATGGGGTTTTGTGATGCCGAGGAAACCGGGCGAGGCAGCCATGCGGCGGAGGGCACAGGCCGCCGAGCATAAGAGGGTCAGGGACCACGCGAAGTATGACTACTTCGAGCGGAACCAGGAGTCCAAGGCGTTCTACAACTCACCTGCCTGGAGGAAGTGCAGGGATGCCTACATGGCCAGACATCCCCTATGTGAGGATTGTGCATCCCGGGGCCTGACAGTCAGGGCGAGAGAGGTGCACCACATAACCCCTATAGATCAGGGTGGAGCACCGCTTGACCCTGAGAACCTGCAGGCTCTCTGCCATCAGTGCCACATGCAGATCCATGGGTTCCGTGGTGGCGGCGGCACTGAGGTCAATGTGGTGTATGGTCCGCCCGCCGCTGGGAAAACCACGTGGGTTGAGAGTCAATGCCGGCCCGGCGATTTTGTGTGGGACTTCGACAAGGTCAAGGCCGCGGTATCCGGCCTGCCGCTGCACAGCGAGACCCCGGCGGAGATCCTGGACGCTGTGCTGGCCATGCGGGATGCTCTGGTTGAGATGCTGAAGCGCAATGGCTGCAGGCTGGGCAGGGTGTGGTTCATCGTCACCAGCCCGGAGAAATATCGGACACAGCTCCACCGGGCCACGTTCTACCGGGTGGAGGCTGACATGGAAACCTGTCTGGCCAGGGCACGACAGGCAGGGAGACCACAGCAGGTATTGGATGTTATCCGCGGATGGTACGCGGCGAACCCCATCGAACCCGGTGACAGGAGGGTAGGGGGGGAGTTGTGTCTCTAGGGGCTACAATTCAGTAACCGCCGGCCTGGACTAGAGAAAGAGCGTCCGCGACTTTAGGGCAAGGGGGGTGATTTGATTGGGAAGACGCGGCCCGGCACCGAAGCCGGACAAGCTGAAGGCTCTGGAGGGCAACCCGGGGAAGCGGAAACTCAATCTCGACGCTCCCGAGCCCGAGGGAATACCGACCTGTCCGAGCGGGCTGTCCCAGACAGCCAAAAACGAATGGCGACGCGTGGCCCGGGAGCTCCACAATCTGGGTCTGCTCACCAGGATAGACCGTTCCGCCCTGGCCGTCTACTGCGACGCGTACGAGAAATGGATCCGGGCGACGGAGATTCTTGACCGCGAAGGGCTCACCATGGAATACGAGAACAAGGCAGGGGCTGTAAACATCATCGCCCGCCCTGAGGTGAACATCGCCACGAAATACGCTCAGCTCGTCAAGAGTTTTTGCGCAGAATTCGGCCTCACCCCATCCTCCCGGTGTCGTCTCCTGCTCCCCAAGGACAAGGAGACCGACCAGTTCGAGGACGATTTTGGATGAGGCGGAGCGAGTGGTACAGGCCGGACAGGGAGAACAAGTACCCCCTGGTGACGTTCGATCCTAGAAAGGTGCCGTTCACCGCTCCGGACAAAAGTGCCGTCGAGGGAGGGCATTACTTCGACGAACGGTCAGCGAAGCGGGTAATCAATTTCTACGAGCGGTACCTCCGGCACACAAAGGGCCGCTGGGCTGGGAAGCCGTTCCTGCTCATGCCCTGGCAGAAATACAACCTCCTCGCTCCCCTCTTCGGGTGGAAACGAAAGGACGGGACGCGGCGCTTCCGGCTGGCCTACGTCGAGATCCCGAAAAAAAACGGCAAATCGGGAATCTGCTCCGGCCTGGGATTGTACCTCACCATCGCCGACGGGGAGCAGGGCGCTGAGGTCTACACCGCGGCCGCCGACCGACAACAGGCGGGCATCGTTTATGGTGAATCGGAGAAGATGGTCCTCAAGAGCGCCGACCTCAAAAAGCGCCTCACCGTGCGACCGTCGACCAAAACGATCTACTACGCCAAGACCAACAGCGTGTACCAGGCGCTCAGCGCCGACGTGCCCACCAAAGAAGGTCTCAACATCCACGCCCTTATTTTCGACGAGCTCCACGCGCAGCGGAAGCGCGACCTCTGGGACACCCTGCGGTACGGAGGCGCGGCCCGGGAACAGCCGCTCATCATCTCCATCACCACGGCGGGGTATGACCGGTATTCCATCTGCTGGGAGCAGCACGAGTACGCCCGCAAGGTGCTCAGAGGGCAGGTCATTGACCCCTCGTTCTTCGGGCTGATCTATACCACCAACTGGGAAGACTGTGAAGCCCGGAACACGGACGAGACGGAGCTTGACTGGCGCTCGGAAAAGGCGTGGCGGATGGCGAACCCGTCCCTGGGGGAGACCATCAAAATAGACGACTTCCGGCAGGAATGCCTCGAAGCCCAGGAGAGCCCCTTGAAGGAAAACGCCTTCAAACGCTACCGGTTGAACATCTGGACGAGGGCTGAAACGCGGTGGTTCGCTCTCGAAAAATGGGCGGCCTGCGGCGGGGAATTTGACATCGAACCGCTCAGGGGGCGGCGCTGCTTCGGCGGGCTCGACATGGCCAGCGTGGAAGACCTCGCCTCATTTTCCCTCGTCTTCGAGCCCGGGGAGGATAAATTGCTCCACGTGCTCAACTGGTCGTGGTGCCCCCTTGAAAACCTCTGGAAGCGGGTCAAGAAACACAGGGTGCCCTATGACCTCTGGCAGAAAAAGGGGTACCTCACAGCGACGGACGGCAACGCCATAGACGAGGAGGCGATACTCAGGAAAATCACCGAGCTGAAGGGCGAATTCCCCGGCCTGGCGCTCGTCGGCTTCGACCGCTGGGGGGCCATGTCCGTCACCAGGGCGCTTGAAGAATCAGGGATCAGCGTTGTACCCGTGGGGCAAGGATTTGCCTCCATGTCCGCCCCATCAAAGACCCTGGAGCGGTCCGTCCTCGATGAGGTTTTGAGGCACGGGGACAACCCCGTCCTGACCTGGGCGGCGGATAACGTGGTCGTCGCCCGAGATCCGGCGGGGAACATCAAGCCTGTCAAGGACAAGAGTACGGAGAAAATAGACCCCATCGTCTCTCTGGTCGTGGCGATCGCCGCCATGCAGCACGCCACAGAGGATGAGGAATTCGTCTACGAGTCGAGGGGGATCCTCTCGCTCTGAACTTAACCCACAAGTTAAGCCGCTTTCCTTCGGGAGGGCGGCTTTTTTGTTGCAAAAAAGGAGGTGAAAACCCTGAAAAAGAGCGTTTTCGCGCGAATTGGAGGCTATTTCCGGCGGAGTTTGTACCCCGGAGGACACCCGTCGGAAGCCGAGATCGTTCGCATACTCACAGGGGCGAGCCTGGCGGGAACCGTAGTGGATGAGGATAAGGCCATGCGGTTCAGCGCCGTCTACTCCTGCGTGCGCGTTCTCTCGGAGTCTGTGGCGCAATTGCCGCTCAAAATCTACCGGCGCAAGGGCGACGGACGGCAGGAGGCCGCCGACCACTACCTCTACCCGCTCCTGCACGGCGCACCGAACCCCAGGCAGACGGCGTTCAATTTCTGGGAGGCCGTCACCGCGTCGCTCGCATTGTGGGGCAACGCCTACGCCCTCATCGATTTGGACAACGCCGGGCGGGTGGCGGCGCTCTGGTTCCTCGACCCGTCCACGGTCACACCCCGGAAGCTGGTCAGCGGAGAACTCGTCTATGACGTGGTGCTCAAGGACGGAACGAACAGGACGTTCCTGTGGGGTGAGCTGTTCCACATCCCGGGGCTGGGTTTTGACGGTCTAAGAGGTCATTCCGTGGTGAAGGTGGCGGCTGAGGCCATCGGGCAGGGGATAGCGGCGAGCGAGTACGCCGGGAATTTCTTCGAGAACGACGCAGCGCCCCGGGGCGTTTTGGAGACGGATACGTTTTTCAAAGACCCGTCAGCCATCGAACGTCTCAGGAAATCGTGGAACGACCTCTACCAGGGCAGGGACAACGCTCACAAGGTGGCCATCCTCGAAAACGGGCTGAAATTCAAACCGCTGACCATCAACCCCGAGGACGCGCAACTTCTCGAAACGCGGAAGTTTAACAGGTCTGAGATCGCCGGGATATTCCGCGTGCCGCTGCACATGATCGGCGACCTTGATAAAGCCACTTTTTCAAACATCGAGCACCAATCAATCGACTTCGTGAAATTCTCGTTGTCTCCATGGCTCAAAAGGATTGAACAGGCCATATCCCTGCAGCTCTTCTCTCCGGGGGAGCGCAAGCGGTATTTTGCCGAGTTCAAGCCGGAGGGCATGCTCAAGGGCGATGTGAAATCACGATATGAAGCCTATGAGGTGGCGATCCGCAGCGGGTGGATGTCGATCAACGAGGTCCGGTCACTGGAGAATCTAAACCCCGTAGACGGCGGAAATGAACACTACCTGCAGATGCAGATGATACCCATCTCGCAGGCGGGAAAGGAGGTAGAGGATGGACAGCAGGGAGATAAGAGCGATACCGGCGGAGTTCCGGATACAACAGGCGGAGAATGAGCCGCTGAAAATAATCGGCTACGCCGCGCGGTTCAACGAGCTCTCGGAAGAAATGTGGGGCATGCGGGAAAAAATCGCCCCCGGAGCATTCACGGAAGCCATCGGAAAAAGCGACGTAAGAGCCTTGTGGAACCATGACCCGAACTACGTTTTAGGACGCACCAAAAACGGCACCCTGCAGATCCGCGAGGACGAGCAGGGTCTTTTTTATGAGGTCACGCCGCCGGACGCGCAGTGGGCGCGGGACCTGGTGGAGAGCATCAAGCGCGGGGATGTGGACCAGTCGAGCTTCGCCTTCACGGTGGACGTGGAGCAATGGGACGAGTCTGGGAATCCTGTAGTCAGGACCATCGTTAAGGTCCGGGAACTGTTCGACGTAAGCCCCGTCACGTATCCGGCGTACCCCACGGCCACCAGCGGAGTGAGGTCTCTGGGCGACGTGGCGAAGGAGCACAAGGCAGCGCCGGCACCAAAAGCCCCGGAGCATCTCCGGGACAAACTCAAATTCTTGGAGGTATGAAATGAACATCAGGGAAATGATGGAAAAGCGCGCAACCCTCGTGGCAGAGGCCAGAAAACTGCTCGACCTCGCCGAGGGCGAGAAAAGGGAACTCTCCGCCGAGGAGCGGGCACAGTATGACAAGACCTTTGACGAGGCCAGGGCACTCGGAGACAAAATCCAGCGAGAGCAGGAGCTCCGCGAGGAGGAGCGGCGGCTCGCAGAAGCCGGACGGATGGATGAGCCCGCAAAAAAGGAATCTCCTGAAGAGAGAAAACTTCAGGCGTTCCGCAGGTGGATTGCAACGGGTGAGTCTGGGGAATATCGAGCGCTGGCCAACGACAGCGACGCGGCAGGGGGATACCTGCACGCGGCAGAGCAGTTCATTGCCAGACTCATCAAGGGGTTGGATGATCAGGTGTTCGTTCGGAAATACGCCACCATCCTGCCCGTGACCGGCAGCGACTCTCTCGGCGCTCCCGCTCTGACCGCCGACCCCGCTGACGCGGACTGGACTTCCGAGGTCAACCCCATTGGGCTTGATGCGACCATGGCGTTCGGGCGGCGCAGCCTGCAGCCCGAATTGCTCTCCAAG